ATAAAATTTACGTAATGATTCCATGTATATAAATAGAGAAGACGACTATTTCTTAGTCGCCTTACTCGTGTAGGTTGGTGCTATCTTTGATAAATCAGGTACATTTGGCTTAGCAATTGGTTTGTTTGCAGTAACCATTTCACCTTTTTTAGTAACTTTATTATACTCTTCCTGTTCTTTTGCATAGAACTCATTCATAGTGTTGTATGTAAATCTACGCAACCAAACAGGCATATTATAAACTGTATCCCAATCGTAACCTCCTTTTCCGTGAAATACTATTTCATGAATTTGAGTAAAAAGTGCAGATCTATATTCCGGCGTTAGGGTAAAAAAAGGAAACACCTATTGGTAAATCTACACCCTCCTGTGTGTAGCCGTCTGAACCGACGAATGTAAAGGTTAGGTCTAAATCTGGTGTTATTTTTCTAATATAGTCTCTTAGAGCTCTTGCATCTGCAGCTAGTAAGTAATTATCGATAAAATCTCTAATATCTTTCTTCTCTCTAGTACCATTTACAGCTATTATCGCTTGTTTTAGTCTAGTAGTTACTTCAGCAGATAGATTAGCTTTCTTTAAACCCTTCAATTCCTCTTCAATTTGCTTCTCATCTCTATGTGTTAAAATTTTAAACGTAATTTCGTTTTTAGATTGAGGTAAAGTAAAGGTAAATTCATTAGCGTTTTTGTATGAGCTATAATCTACGTTTTTATTCTTTATTTCAGCAAGATCTACAGTAACTAACTCCTCTTCTCCTGTAATCGGATGGGGGAATTTAATTGGATAATCCTTACCGTAACCTAATATACGAGCTGCAATTAAAACAGCGTTTTTATCGCCGACAAGTAAATCATCGTAGTTAATTTTCGATACAATAAGAGATTGAAATAACTTATCAAACACTACTCCTTGACGAATGTAGTTTTGGTTAGATAAAATGTCTTCTTCTTTAGCAGTCATGTATTTCATTTCAATTTTGCCAGAAGATAAAGGATTTTCTACAGGGTAAAGTAGTCCTTTTGAAGGTAATTCAACAGTCTCAGTAGGGAGACTAAATTTAGTTTGTTCCATAATCTTAATTTAGTTATATATCTATAAATATATAGAGTTTAGCTTTTTTACATAAAAAAACCGCCAAAAAGGCGGCTTTCTTAATATTCTTAATCGATTAGTAGTTAAGGATACAGTAATCCATTCCGATACCTAATTCAATTGTAATTGCATCTTGGTTAGACCAGTCGTAAGAACCGAAGTTTGATGTCTTAACGAATGCACCTTTGATGATCCACTCTGATACTACGTCGCCTACTGGACCTAAGATAGACAAGTTCAAGTCTTTCTTATAGAAGTCAGAATAACCATCACGGCCAGTTACAGACTCGTGTGATAAACGAATCCACTCCATTACGGCTTGTTGACCTGAAGGAGAAATTGGATTATACAAATTCAAGGTCATATCTTGCCACTCAGCTTTACCTTTAATCTTACGGTAAACGTTGATGTGGTCGATTTTCACTTCGTTCAAATTGATGTTTGGTGCTGTTGCACTTTTGATCATGAATGAAGGTATACCGTCAATATACATGATGAAACGGTTCTGAACGGTAGGTTCAAAGGCCGTAAACATAATTTCATTTGGATCTAATACTGGCATTTTATTCTCTGTTTAATATAAATATCTATTAATGCAAAACTTATTCTTCTTCCTTAACTTCATCGATACCTTTAGCCTTAGTCATTTGATTAGCTAAACTCTGTAATACTTGCTTTTTCTCTTCTGGAGTTTTAGCATTTTTCAAATCTTTAAGTACAGACGCTGCAATTGTGCCTCCTACTCCTAATACTGTACCTAACGTAGCAACAAGCATTTGAGCTGCACTCATATCTTCTTTAACAGGAACTGTTTCAGCTACCTTAGTTTCCATTTCTCCCATTGTTGCTTCTGCATCAGTCTTTTGAACTTCAGGAGAAGCTGCTTGAGATTTAGATTGTTTAGGCATTTTAGGTTGCTTAACTGCTACAGTGTAGCCGTCATTTGCTTTCTTAGCTTCTGCTAATACTTCCTTAGCGATGCTTTCGAATAAATTTTTAGATAAATGTAATCTAATCTTCGTATTGTTGTTCATCAAGTAATTATTTTAAAATTTATTAACCGAAAGTTACACCAGTTGGTAAGATGTTAAAGTCTAATTGGATGTACTCTGCAGTTCTAGTTGGTTGTAAGTAGATAGCACCTACAAGTAAGTTTCTATCGATTACATCCGGTGTATTATTAGTATCGTCCATTACCACTCTGAATGCGTACAAACCTTGTCTTTGTTGTACGTACTCTAAGTAAGGGTTAACTTGAGATAAGAATTTATTTCTAGTTACAGCTGTATTTTGCTCGAATACTAATGTTTGTGCAATTTGACCAATGTATCCTTTTAATGCAATCAACAATCTTCTTACGTTTACTCTATCTAAAGCAGAAGCTCTAGCTTGTAAAGTCTTTTGACCGTAAATTACTGTACCTTGACCTGGGAATACTGCAATTGGGTTAACTTTTGCTGTATACAAAGTGTTTCTTTGGTTAACAGTCAAACGATATTCTGGTTGGATTACTGTTGGTAAGCCTCCTCTGTTAAGACCTGCAGGTGCAAACCACTCAGCAGATACTTTATCGTTATATTCGTATACTCCCGGTACAACTGTAGAAGCTGGTACGAAATGTAATCTACCAGTTTCAGTAGATCTAACCTGTACCCATGGCCAATAAGTTGCACCATAAGAATTATCGTAAGATTGAGCTGCTACAGAAACTGTAGTAACGTTTTGACCGTAGCTAACTAAGTCAACTACTGCAATATTATCACCACGGTTTTGAGAAGTAGCAAGTAATGCGCTAACTTGAGTAGCACCGTTTTGGTTAGTTAAACCTGGAGCATATACTGCGTTGTAAGCATAAGCATCAACGTTAGCTAATAAATCGATTGCTGTATCGTAATCTGTAGCTACTAAACCTTGAATGTTATTTGCAGGTGTAGTTGCAGCTACTGAAGGAATAGCTTCGAATAAGTTTAATGGAGCTGAAGTTGCACTACCAGAAGCATTTAAACCTCCGTATAGAGCACCAGAAGCACCGCCAAATGCACCGTTTGCAGATCCACTACCGTTTACTGGAATAGAAGCTGTATAAGCTGCTACTGCACGACCTTGTGGATTTAAGTAGTTTGGTGTTGGAGTGAATACGTCAGAAACTCTAATATATCTAGATTGGTTAGCGTAGCTACCTGTTACTTGTAAATAAGCTAAACCGTTCTCATCGTAAGCAACTGTTTGAGTTTGGTCTCCAATTACGTATGCAATATAGTTACTTTGGTTTGGATCTAAAGATAAGTTAGTCCATGTTTCTAATATTGTCTGACCTGCAGTATAGTCGTTACCTGCTCTAACAAGTAAAGTAAAGTAACCAGATCCGCTATCAGCTTGAGTAATTTGCCATCTGATGTTGTTAGCAGAACCAGAAGGTAGTAAACCGTTAGTCGCTGTAGTAGCGCCTTGATCGTTGTTCATTATTGTACCTACTGATAAAGTAGCTAATTCAAAAGAAGCTGAACCTAAGCTGTTAAGGATTGTAGAAGAAGTAGCTTCTGTATAAGAGCCACTTGCTACTCTCGTTACTAACAACGAAGTACCTCCTTGTTGGAAGTAGTTATAAGCTGCTTGAGAAGTCAAGTACTCTTGAGTATTTCCTCCAGAAATGAAGGTAGTGCCAAATTTAGCACTGTATTCAGAGTATGAAGTTACAAGGGTTGGAATATTTACTTTGCCAATTACTGTAGGGCCTATTAAAGCTGCTCCAACTGTGATTGGACCTGCTGTTACTTGAGAAAGATCGTTTTCTCTTAGGAAAACGCCTGGACTAATTAATGCTTCTGCCATTTTATGTGTTTATTTCTGATAATAAATAGCTGATATTGATGGCAAAACCTAAATTATTATAATGGGGTAATTTCTCCTGTTTCAATGTTAATTGAACCGTCTCCGTACTTGTTTCCAAACTCAACTAAAAGAGCTCTTTCCTTTTGAGCGTTTTCTTTAATAGTCTGATTTAAAGCTTCTAATTCAAACTCTATAAGAGTCTTTCTATAGGTTAAATCACCTAGAACTCCGATTGTTTCGAAAGCTTTTTCTCTAATACTCTGGAATTCTTTCAATTCCTCTTGTGTTAACGTAACTTTTTCACTCATCTTACTTAATTTTAGCTGTTTTCTTTTTTGCTACAGTTTTTGCTTTTTTAACTGGAGTTTCAGTTGTTTCTTCTACTAATTCTTCAGCTGCTGTTGGTTCGATCTTGTCTGGAGCTTGAGATTTAACTTCAGAAACTGTAGAAACTTTAGATTTGTTAAGCAAGTAAGCAACTAATACTGCTACTGCTAAAATAATAATTCCGAATAACATAGTGTTTGTTTTTGGTTATTTGTATTATATAAATATATAGTTTTT